TGTTTTTTTTACGTGGCTCGTTGTTAAAGTTCTGCTTGCTGTACCGCTACTTTGAAAAGTTGAGGTGCCGGTAACAGTAATATTACTGTTAGCCGTTACATTACCATTCACTGCAAGCGTTCCACTTACCTCCACATTTCCAGTGTGTACAAGCTTAGTGCTATTTGTATTTATATTATCGCTTGCTTTTATACTTGCATTTTTACAATCAACAACAACATCGGCGCTTGCTTTTACTGAAGCATTAGCACAATTTACGTTTACTTTTTTAGCATCAATTGTAAGAATTCCATCGGAACTTAGTGTCAGACTGCTTCCAGCGTACGTGATAAGCATATCAGTATTATTCTTAGCTGGACTTGCTTTTACAAAATTTCTAAGCCCTACTATGGCGACTGCATCAGTTAAAGAATGAGTTCGCATTGTATTTGGTTTAGAATCTCCTAGCAGCCAGTTCGTTATGTCTCTATCACAAAAAACAAGTAAACAAGTGTCACCCCTTTTCACCGGCATTGTAATACTAGCCCCACCAGAAGAAGGGAATATAATCGGGACACTGCAAATAATCGGGCTTTCTACTGTCTCCCCATTACTTAATAATTCATCTATATCTACTTTTATACTTGCTTTCTGCGACTTATAGTCATAAGTTTCAATTCGGCCGGTTATACTGACTCGTATTTTAAAACTGGCCTCGTTGGTTATTTTTTTAACAAACTCCACTATATCCGTCATCTTGCTACCTCTATTTCCGTATACCACTCTTGCCCCCTTGTATCTCCCGTGTGCGTGAAATTATTTATTAAAAACACACCAGATAAAAATTTACTTTCAATTCTAATATTGTCTCCAACTTCTAATTGCGGTTGTAATAAAGCTGTAATTTTATAAGTATCTGGTGTGCTATTTAAATCTTTTTTTGAATCAATTTTCTTCTCGGGAGCCTCTATAAGTCCAGTTGAGGCGGATAAAACTACAACTTCCTTCCCAGTTCCTTTATTTTTAGAAAGAATTTGTAATTGCCCGTTTTGAATTGACCATGTAAAATTGAACTGCGTGCTTAAATCCTCTAAAGCAGTTGAGACAGACCCAATAAAAGAATATCCCTTTTTGAGGTTAGCGGTTTTATCGATTCCAGAAAATTTAAGCGGCAATCCTAATTTGCTTTGAATAGCAGCAAGTACGCTTGATAAAGGAGTTTTGACATCAAAAGAAAGTGAAATTACATTACCTCTTACAGCTTTTAAGCCATCTTTTGTGTAAATAGTAGTTATAATATCGGGGCTGCTACTTGAATGCACAACATCGCTAATATCTCCCTGTCCTATTTCGATATATCCGTATGCTTCCTTATACCCAGCAAGTACTTTTACAAGTTGATCACTGACTATTCTTTTTCTCGTGTTTTGTGATAAGTTGTAAATCTCGATTTTTGCAGAATTTGATTCTGATTTAATACTTTTTGTTATCTCAAATTTAATTTTAAGATCTTGTATTCTTAAATCCGGGGAAATATCAATAATGCAAAGTCTATCAAAGTACTTCATTTGCTCCTACAAATATTAAGTTCACGTCCACCCCCATATTGTCTCTTGTGATAAAACTCACTTTAGGATTCGTTGGAACAACTAGTAACTCGCCATCTGGCTTTTCTTCATTTTTGCAAAAGGATAGTAAATCTATACCTATAGTTACTTTAATATTTGTTATAATTTGCAATCCATTTGCAGTTTTGATACTCAAGTACCAAGCCTCATCTCTTACATTCCAGAAAGCATCTAAATAAAACAAATTATTTCCTAATATTATATTTTGGCCGAAAGCTGCGGCTTGGTGCCATTTTATTAATTCCATATTAATTACCTCTAAAACTTTTTACCCAGTCCCAAGCTGCCGCACCTTGGCTTTTAGGCGCAATAGCTACTGGGTCTATTGTTGTTGTGTCGTTTCTACCAAAATCAATTTTACTGCTCGCAAGATCCTTTAGTCTTTTTGGCGTCCTTGATGAAAAGCTTGTTGTTCTTACGCTTGGAGTACTTATTTGTTTAAGTTCTGCTATAAAAAATAACCTATCTCCAGTTTTGTTGTCTCGGGAGAAAGTTAGATTTTCTATTATCATGTTCCTAAAAGTATCTAAGTAATTTACGACATCAAAAACAGAACGACTATCTCTCATATTTTTAAGAGTTTCGTACGCCGTAAGTTGTTTTTGTCCTTTGCCTTGAAGCATATTCTTTGCATTATTGAGAATATTCCCAGAGAAAAACTCTGTGATTTTACCTGCGGTTTGTATTATGTCTATCGGGGATTCGGTTATACTCCCTTCCACTTTTATTTTTACTGGGTTTTTGTAAATATGATCCGCTAAAGCCGCCCCATCTTCAATAGGGTGATCTGTAATGGTATTTGAAAACTCTATCTCTTCTAAGTGCGTGCAATCAACGAAAACTTCCCCAATTTTGCCCTGCTGCCTCAATATCTTTCTTCCTAAAGTTCCGGCGTTTGAAAGTGCTGCAATAAGTGTAATTGACATAAACCTACCTCGTTGGTAGGCTATTAATGCCTTTTAAAAATTGAAAATTAAACTGCTGCTCTATCTCTTTTGATACTGTATCTTTTATAGTTCTAGTTTGCGCTTCTGTTGTGCCAGCAGGTACATTGATTGTGATGTTCTCACGTATATTATTTACTATACTTGCATTGTTTATGTTTTTAGTGGAGTTTGCATTATAATTGTTAGTAAAGTAATCTTGAACCGCCTTACTGCTATTTAAAGCTGGATTTGTATAATTACTAAATTGCTCTTTATTAATTGGTTCGTAATTTTCAAGATTAGATCTTATTTTTTGCTGTTTATCTCCAGAAATCTTGACAACCTTTTCTTTTCCAAAAATTCCAAATACTTTATTTGCAGTTTTATCAATTACGCCATCAAACCAATTAACCCAGTTACTAAACCAATCAAATAAATTAGTAAATTGGTTTTTAAAAAAGCTACATACTGAATTTATAATATCTTTAAGTGATTTATCAAAACCGAACCAGCTTTTTAAAACTCTACCTATAACAGAATCATTACCTTGGTACCAATGATAAAGTTCTGTGATGAACAGCGCTAAACCAAAACCTCCTAAAAGCTTACTTATCGATATTAAACTTGCGCTAAGTAGTATGAATACCCTTCTTAAATTTAATAACGCAGGAGCAAGTCTAATCACCACTCCAAAGAACGTCTGAAATTTTTTTGAAGTGATGAGGGCAAAAACCCCAGCAAGCTGCAAACTATTACCAAAGCCTCCAAAAATAGAGGTTAGAGTATCTAGCTTTGATTTTACATAACCAAAAGCATCGCCAACAAATTGGAGGGCTTTACCTAGTTTCTTTATAAAATTTTCAAGCTTGCTGTCTACAAGCTTTTTATTTTTCCCGTACCAGTCTGTAAATCCTTTAATTAGTTTACTTAGCACCGGCATGAATTCTATAGCTATCTTGTTCTTTATACCGCCTAGTACTAAGCCGAGTTCTTCCCATTCCTTAATAAATTTCTTACTACTCTCTACCGCCTCATCATCTAGAATATGTGCGAGTTTCCTGACTTCCGCTCTTTGCTTTGTAAAGCTATCTGAACTTTGAGCCATGAACCTGACGAGATCCATATTAGTTGTGCTTAAAATCCTTTGCGCTAAAAATAGTTGACTTGATGAATCTGTAACTGCTAGTATTTTGCTTGCAACTTCTGCATATAAGTAACCACTTTCTTTTACATTGCCGTTTGCATCTTTGTAAGATACGCCCAGCTTGTCCATTGCTTTATAGAACTTTATATTTTGATTCTTAGCGCCCCCTACATAATTCCCAAACTTCACCAAAGACTTACCTAATTCTCCTTGCTTAAGACCAGCTTGCTGTGAAGCAAGGCTTAACTCGTGTAATAAATCAGTTGAAAGACCAACTTGCTGGCTTAATTTACCTAAATCTCTTGTAGAACGTGCAGTACTGATAGTCATTGCAGAAATTCCTGCAAATACACCGCCTGCTACTAGTCCTAGCTTACTTACTTTTTTTATTGCAACTTGAATGCTTGAGGTAAAATTTACTATATTGGTTTTAAGATTTTTGAAATATGTTTGATCTACTCTGAATTGGTTTACTTTTCTTTGAAGTAGATTTATGCTCGCAACGTTCCTTTTGATAGAATCGTTTATAAAAGAAGTATCTTTGAAGAAGAATTTAGAATTTTGTAAATCACTATTTACTTTTTTTAAAGCAGCGATGCGCTGTTCATAGCTCTCTAACCCCTTTTTATCAACTACAAAACCTAGTTTTGTGACAAGTTCACGTACTATCATTTGTTTTTCTTCATTTCTTTTTCGTACATGTATCTTTCCATATCTTGCCTCATATCAAGCAGTGCGTTTATTTTCATAACATCTTCTAAACTTGCAGTAGTATAAAGCTCGGTCAAACTAAGCTTTCCTTCTAGAACTGGACGATATATAAAAAACTCTAGCTCGAGGGATTCGTCAAGCTTACCGCAGAGTTCGTGAGAACTTGACTTTGCAAAAGGTTTCCAGTAGCAAATAGGGAAAAAAAATGCGCAAAGTGAGTTTTTATACTAAAAAACAAAGCTCTATACATTTCATCAAGATTACTTGTATAAAATTGATTAAATGTATCTTTATTTATCGCAACACCATTTCTCAAAGTTTGCGCCATAAGTTCTAAGATTAACTCTCCTTGCGGGTCGTTATCGTATATACTAGACGTTAAATTACTTAGCGCTCCACCAAAAGCGCCTAGATCCAGCTTACCATCTAATCCCTCTTGAAAAATTCCAAAAAATTTTGGCAATGAGTTTTCTAAGACTTTCAGTAATCTTAAACTTAAGCGATGAGCGTACATTGCAGGGAATACACCCACTTCATACTCCTGTTCGTTTATAATAGTCTTTGTTTGTGTTTTCATGTTATACCTCCGACTGTAAAGGTAGTTTCTGTGAGTTTTATAACCCATTCACGATTTTTACTTTCAGCGCCATACTCAATAGAAGGTAATTTTTCAATATAACCAAATTGGCTTGTGATAAGCGTTGTCCCAGAATTATCTTTTATCGTCGCAGGAAATGTACCTTGATTTGCGCTTACATCTAATGCATAAAAAGCAGCTAGTATATCATTACTAGGAGAGGCTTGTGATAATATTAAAGTAAGTGTTGCGTTGGTATTATTAATCTTGAATCTTGAAGAATTACCATATGCATCAACGTCTGTATTGTATACCTCGCTATCTAGTTCTATTGTTAACATAGAATCAGATGCAAACCCAGTAACAGTATGCATTCCCAAAGTCACTGTTAATTTTTTTGGATCAAATGTTTTCATATATACCTTTTATTCTGTTATTGTGCCTTTGATCGTCAGATTGTGTATAGCCCCTGTCGTTGTAGCTTCGAAAGCTAAAGCAAGAGTTCTGGTTGTTTTATTAGGTATTCCTACTGTCACTTTATAGGTGCTGTCTATTATATTTCTATTTACAGCTTCTTGCAGAGAGGCTCTTAAAGAGTTTTCAACTAAATCACTACCAGATTGATTTGCAGGTATCTTTCCTACTCCATTTAAAAGTTTTGCAAAATTATCCTGCATGTACTGATGTAACCAATCCACGCCATGGATAGTGTCTATATAATGGCCTGATGTCATCTTGCCGTTATGCGTTCTATCACTACCGCCAAAAGGCTGGTAATAATTTCCATTACTTAAGATAATATTGCCGCGAGCTGTATCTGTAAGGTTATCAGCCCTCACGCCAGACAGATTCTGATAAGCCCAAGTTTCGCTACCCGGGTCTCTTGCAAACATCTTGCCCATAATTGCAGCGTCCGGTCTATCTTCATTTGCGTGTCCGCTATAAAACACAAAAGTTCTTCTTCTGTTTAGGGCTTTAATTGTTTTTAATATATTATCGTTGTCTGCGTTTGTTAAGATTGCCGCTTGATCTGAAGAGAGTCCATAAATTTTTCTATCTGCTTCTATAGCCTGAGAAAGCGCAAGTACATCTACTTGTAACAAGGGTTCAGTAATTACTCCGTAAAAATTGTTATCGATTTGTTTTATAGCACTATAAGCTTCTAAATAACTTTCATCCTCTGTCTTTTGTCCAATAAGTACGCGTGATGGTTTTAAATCTTGACCAAAAATTTTACTTGCAATTATATGTTCGGGTGTATTGTCTGCAAAATCCGCTAAAACCCCCTCAAGGGTTGTGTAAGACTTTACTTTAAGGTCAAGATTAGGCACCGCATGGCCAATGATTAGTATTGTTCCAAAACCTTCGCGCGTTACACTCACTTCTCCGATAGTTATGGAAATTTTTATAATGTCATCTATTAAACTCATACATATACCTCTATTTGTTTATTTCGTATTTTTCGTTGGTTTCAAGATTTGTAATCTTGATATGTTCTATAAGCCCGACATCATCTTTTATCGTTTGAGTTGTGCTAAATTCAATGTCTAAAGCGCTTCTTGACTCATTTTCAAAACTAATAGCCTCAGGCAAAGCAGACACTCCTAATAATGTTTTTTGATATGCTATATTCCCTTGAAAAATAGTTTCAGTAAGTGATGTTGTTAGTTTATTCTGAATTGTATTTAGTAAATCTTCTGACTCATGAAGAGTGTCGCTAAAACTCTGGAACTCGACTGTAAAGCGCTTTGTAAGCGCTATATCTTGAATTCCAAGGTCATCAATTTCTTTATAAATACCTAAGTTTTCTTGATGGAAATTACTAATAGCTATTGTGACAAAGGGCTTCTGAGGTCTAGTTGATGATTGATGCGCAAAAATAATAGTTACATTAGGGTTGCTAATTGCGCTTACTGCAAAATTACCAATCATGTTATAAATTTCGCTAAGCAGCATCTCTATCCTCCTTTGTTACAATGATTTCGTAATGATTTAAAAAAGTGTTTTGCCAAGACTCAACTCTCGTAACTTGATATTTCTCATTTTCTATTACCACAACGTCAGGATTTGACTTATCTGCGCTAGATGCTGTTTTTAAATTAGCATCAGTAATCAAGGTGTAAGATTCTTTTGTTCTATACCCTTCTGGTAAAGTCAGCATTACTTCCGCTGGGGTTGGCTGGATACTTGCTTTGATTTCAAAGACTTCAGGTACGCCGTCAACCCATTGGAAATTTACATAACTACCAGCTCCTTTTCTAAGCGCTGTAAGAGTTTTTCTAAAAATCCCCACACTCATAAAAGCCCTTCTATTACGTATTTAACGGACGCTCTCATTTGCCCGGTATCGATTAGGGGTTTTGAGCTACCTTTTTTTGCAATAGTAAATGGGCTATTCGGAGGGTAGTAAGTTGTATCTATTTTTTTTGTAATATCATTTGTGGCTTGTACGCCTATTTTTTTTAAGTCCGCTAAAATATTGCCTGTTATGTTTATATCGGCTGCGGCTTTATACCAGTTCTTATTTTGTTCATCGAACGTTGATCTTATAAATGATCTTTGTGGGATTTTATTAGTTCCAAATTCATTCAAATATGCGTAATCTACTACTTTTTCGCCTGTTACTTGATTACTCCCTGCGTCTGCTTGAATTCCTATTTTTATAGTAACGCCGCTTAACTTCTTAAAGTTTGTGACAATTTCTTTAAACCCTAAATCTTTATCTTTACTAGACATTTTGCACCCTAGTTGTTGCTCCGAACGTAAAACCTCTCGAAATGAAGTTAAACAACTGTCCGTAACTAGTGTTTGAGAGTCCGTTTCTAGTTTTTGTGCTATTATTTACGTAACCAAGTCCAAGGGCGCCTTCCTTTATAGTTGCTATATCTCCAGTCGCACCGTATTTTCTTTTTGCAAGTGTTAATAAATGCGCAGCTAAATATGCAACAAGTAATTGTCTTGCATCACCTCCAAAATTTACCCCTATTTGCATCTCCGCAATAGCTATAAAGCTGTCAACACTTGGATCATCTTTATACTCTTCTGCAACTGTTACAAATAAGGTTTTAGCACTCATTAGATACCTTTTACGAATATCATAGAATGTGGGTAGGTTATTATCGTACCGCCGAATCTTGCATGACAAGGCACGACATAAGCTAAATTCTTGTATTGCGGCGTCATCATTTCGAAAGGCTGCGGCATCTCTTGCCATAAAGTCCTGCGGCTTTTTTTATACATAATAAAGCCGTCCTTGTTCCCAGCAAACTTACCTTTTAGCTCATTTGCAACTTCAATAGTCAAATTACTATGATTACTTAAAAAGAATTCTTTTATCGTGGTGTCTGAGTTTGCTGTTCTTGGTGTGCTTGATATGTGATGATACTGCTTAATTGGCATAACGATTGTGTCGGGTACAAATACGCCGTTTGAATCATCTATAATTCTTTCGTAAGCAGCGTTTAAATCATCTAAGATCTGATCTACTGTAGCTGCGCTCCACAAGGCATGCGCATCTTGAGTACGATCAACAAGAATAGGATTATTTTGTATCCAGCCGCGCATTGAAGCTTCCTTGTCTCCGAAAAAAGCAAGTTGATTCATCTTTTGCTTTATGACTTCAGCCGCAGCCTTTGCTTTTTCTGCGTCTATCGATTTACCTATATATTGCGCTGCTCTAATTTCTTCGAGCGTGATTACAAAACTACAGCCAATTGATTTTAGTTGGTGCGTAATTTGCTTTCCTCCTATGTCAACTGTTGGCAAGTCGTCTGCAAAATGACTTATAATTTTCGCACTACCGCTTGAATCAAACTGATTGTATGTAACACTCATTGCCCCTACGGGGGTTGTGCTGTCTACTGGTATCAGTTTTGTTGCAGAAAGAGGAGCATATAGAACATCGAAAGTTTCTGCTTTCATATGCTCTAGTTGACGTTCAAAAAATATTGACCCTTCGGTGTCTAAGTGTTCGTATCTCATAGTATTATACCTGCATTACTTTCAATGATTGGTTCGTAAAGATCTAAAACAACTAAGGCCTGCCCGTTTGTTAAATATCTCCCAACTCTTAGTTTCTCTACTCCTGCCTCCGGATCGTTGTGTAACGTCCCATCTGCATGCAAATAAGCGTACTGTCCGGGAGTAACGTTTTCAGCTGTTGCTACAAATATTCTTCCTCTTTTCAAGACTGACACAGAAGAATTAATAGCGTATTTATTAGTTTCGATTGTTTGCGTTACTCCAGTAACCCCCCATAACTCTCGTTTTGAGACGTTAACGTGACTATAAACAGAGAAGCCTAAGTAAAATGTTAGACTTGTTAGTTTTTTTACCTGTTTTTCAAAATCAGTGCCTGCCATTACAGCAACACCAAAAGGAATTTCCTCTTCTGCTAAATAGCTATCAACAGTTCTATTTGAGCTGTCAGCTATTTGCCCTATTTGTGCTTTATCAAATTCATATGCAAACTGTGTCATTAATTAGCCTTTTGTTTATAATGATTTTTTAGAACTTCAAGAACTGGTTTCAGCTCCTTGTAAGCATCGCTATTGTTTGCAACTGACGCTAATTGTCTTTGAATTGCTGGCTTTTCATCAGCAAGTTCTAAGATTGTGTCAAAGCGCCCTTCTATGTATGCATCTGCTTTGTCGTCAAGCCTCAAGTCTGGAATCTTTGCTTTAATTACAAGTTCCATAATTTGTCTATCTGTCTTGTCTAAAGCGTCATCTGTGTTTATAAATTTTGAGACTTTGTTAAGTAGTGCAATTCGTTTTTTTGCTTGTTCTGCAATCAACGAATCGACTCTTATAGCTTTTAGATCTGCTACTTCTTGTCTTAATTGATCAATTGTCGCATAAGCTTTATCTAGCCTTTCTTGCATGATTGTTTCCTCTTTTTTTGTTTTTTCATGGTCGTCACATTTATTTAGTTTTTGTACTTCTTCCATTTTTTTCTCCTGTCCGATTATTTCTTCTGAAATTAAAGCTCCATCGATGTTTATTCTTGCGCTTCTTCCTGCCCTTGCTTTTTCAACAAGTGCAAGATGATTGTATTTAACGTTTGTTTGTCTATGAGTGTATTTCTCGCCGTTATAGGTGCCTATTTCTTCAATAACATCCAGCGTATATCCGAGTGATAGTTCTTTTTTTCCTCGGTTTATTGCTTCTATTCCATCTTTGTGCGTGATATTTATGGAAGCTATTAGCGCTTCATCATCTACTTTTACAGTTTCACCGGTAAGCCCTACAGCAAGAGATCCGATGTTTTCTGAGTTTACAAGAACGGCTGGATGATCATTCGTAATTGGAATTGCTTTTAATGTATCTAAACTATCAATTGTAAAGATATCGTCAGGATGGCGTAACTCTAAGCGCTCAGTGCCATCTAAATTACGATACTTAAATACGCCACTGCGGCTTACTATAGCTTCACCTTTTAAATAACCTTCCTCAGTTTTCTTTACAACTGGGAATTGAATTCTATCTACTCGGATTTCCACTATAAGTTGAAAATTAGTTTCTTAATATTAGTGACTTTTAGTTGAATAAGTCAACTACTATTACAACTATAAGTTGAAAATAATAAAGATTTTTTAAAATCTGCGATTTATGTTGTTTTTTAACTTGTATTAATTTTTTACTTAAGAATAGCTCGTGGTAAGCATCTGCACTGATAATCTTCCCCCGGATGCTTCTCAACTCCATTAATCCCACTTCTTTTTTTCCAGATATTGTTTTCTTTGTAAGTAGTAGGGTCGTTGAAAGAACAGATTTTGCCTTGCATTGCTTTGTGAGAAGTTCTTACTCTTTCGTCTTTGCTTGTACTCCATTCATACTCTACTAGCCCTAAGTCTAAATATTCCTTTCTTAAGAGACTAGAATTAAGCTTAGCAACTTGATCTCTTGCAATTAATTTTGCTCTATTTTCTGATATATCAAACTTAGCTTGTAAATCTTTAGTAATCGTTTCGTAACTAAGGCCGCTTCTAAACCCAGTCTCAATAACTCCAGCTACATCATTTAAAAAATTTGCAGGTATTGTTTTAATAAGCCTTGTATTCGCAAGTACCCAAGAGTGCAGCATGTCATTTGTTTGCTTATTATATCCTGCTGTAAATATGTTGACGCCCAGAGTTTCTGGGATTTTTATACTAAATGCAGGAGTTATGACGGATTTTGCGACTTGTCTAGATACAAACTTCCTGATTTCTTTTGCAATACGGGGTAATTGCTGCAAAATAAAAATTATTTGAATTTTACTAGATTCTTCTATTTCGTTTAGAATATCATCAATAATACTTGAGAAATCATCATCTTTACGCTTAGTAACATTATAATTCACAAGTAAACTCGAAAGTCTTAAGATAACTTTTTGCTTTATGTTAGCCTGTAATACTTTTACAAGACGCAAAAGTAAGCGTTTGTAGAAAACCTCTATAGTTGTAGGATAATTAACTACTAACGCTTTCATTATGTTGATTTATAATTTTATCAGTAGCTGCTTCGACCTCTCTTAACACGCTCATTAAATCAATAACACTTTTTTTAAGCCATCTTGCCCTATCCGCACTCTCTATTTTTAGGGTAATAAGAACGCTAGCATCAATGGTTACGGCTTGTGCAAGTAGATTTATTTTTGCAATGTCCATGTTTATACTATTTGCGTGTTTTTAATTTTGATCTCTAACTCTTCTATTTTTCTTTTGAAGTTTTGAATATCAATAAGAAGGCTTTGTTTTTTGTCTTCTCTTGCAAAATCTGGATTATCAGAAAATACTAAAGCAGCGGATTGCAATAAAACCTGATAATAACCTGATATATGCTCTAAATATTGTTTTGTTTCCATAAAATTACCTTTTAAATTTTGATTTTTCATTAATGTTTTGTTTTTGAGGAATTTCAGCTATAATTAAGTCAATTGCTATTTTATATTCTTCAAAAAATTTCTTTAGCTCTAAGCATCTTTTCTCATATTTATCTTCTTCAGTTACTTGTTGATGAAAAAAGCTTCTTGCTATTTCAAAACAAGTTTTATGACTTGCTTCAAGCAGATTTAGATTATGAAGGGCTATATTATTTTTTTCGTATATCATAAGTTCTCTAAATTAATAAAATTCAACCACAACACGGCCGTGGTTTCCGCTATAAGAGTCGCCTTCTCGCGCGTTTGATCTAAAGTTCGGTTTTACCCCCACTCCTCTGCCAAAATTACCAGCAAAATCTGGATCATTCGCTACTATTTCTGGTATATCACCGCGATTCCCTGTATAAGTTTCTGCGTATAAACACGCAGAAAAACCTGTATTAACCATACCTGAACCACCACCTGCGCCCATCTGGTTCATGATCGAGGGACTACCGCCTCCGTAATAGCCACTACCCCCTCCTGCGCCACCTTCAAGAGTATCAGTGGTTCTATAAGGCCAACCACGCACAGAACCACCGCCGCTGGATATCGTACCATCTGATGCACCAAAACCTCCTGCCACTTGAGTACCGCCGCCTGCTTCGCCACCAGGGGAGTCTTGTCCTTGTAAACCACCGCCCGCTCCCCCTGAAAAACCAGCACCTTCTGGAGTATTGTGAGCTGTACTTGGCGCAGCTCCACCACCACCTGCAAAAACTAATTGAGCAATGTTTTCTAAAATTATTTGCGACCTTCCGCCGCCGCCACCAAAAGATAGCACATTAACACCATCGTCAAAACATGCTCCGTGCCCTGCATCTGGCCACCCTCCCATACCAGGGAACAGATTTGCGACATCGACACCCCCCCCTCCCCCACCTACCACTATTTCTAATCTAAGTCCTACAAATTGCGTTGTAGTAAATTCATAAATCGAAAAGCCACCAGCGCCGCTTCTTAAGAGACTGTCTGGCCTATTCCTACTATAGTTAAAATAGTAGGAATGAAAACTCCCACCACCAGAAGCACCTAATGCTTTTATTCTACATTTACTGTGTGGAGATGATGGAATAACTGCATATTGAAAATATCCCGTATAATCAAAAATATATTTCTTATAAATCGGAGCTTGAAAACCCTTGAGTACATCTACCAAGTAGATATTACCTTGACCATCTCGCTGGAATCTTAAAATATCTACAGCACCTTTTATATTAGATAGCGCTACCTGCTTCATTCCGTTTGCAAATATGCCGTCTCCAAGCAACAAAGGTCTTAGCATTATTTGTTTTACGAATAATGTAAAGTGAGAATAATTAGAAGTCCCAGTGACATTTAAAGTAATAGCTGTGGCTCCCGGGGTTGGTCGTAAAATTAATGTAGCAGTACTTTCGGTTGAAATATCCCATGTAACAGAAGTATCCTCTGGTAATATTGATATTTCAGCATATTTAGGAAAATAACTATCTACATAATTTTTGTTTGTAGCATCAGTACCAAAGACTGGAGTAGCTAAGCCTTGAATCGATTTTTGATTTAAATTTAAATCAAAAGTAGGAACCGCAAAATCATTAAGTGGGATAGCTTTTACGTGACTATCTAGATCTGTTACCTTTGATACATCGATATTACGACCCTCTACCCAAGTTTCTATATCCGTTTTTGTGGTATCTACTAGTGTATCTACATACGATTTGTTAGTTGCATCCGTAAGGCTTGTAGGGGTAGGAAGAGAATATAACCTCTTACCATTCATACTTATATTAGCAACTGGAACGGCAAACTGATCTAAACTATAACTAGTTGGATTGATAGCATGACTATCTACATAGTTTTTAGTTGCGGCGTCCGTACTTAACGTTGGCTCTGCAAGACTTGTTATTTTGTGAGAATTAAGACTTACATCGGCACTTGGAGTAGCAAATTCATTGAGGGGAATGGCTTTAACATGAGTATCTAGATCTGTAACTTGAGATGCTGTCCATGTGTGATTATCTACATAGGTTTTGTTAGCTGCATCTGCACTCGCTACAGGATTTGCTAAATTTGTTATTTTCTGATTATTAAGATTTATGTCTGCTATAGGAATAGCAAATTGATCGAGTGAAATAGCTTTTATATAACTATCGAGTCCTGTAATATCACCTGACAACCAGTCATGGTTATCAACATAAGATTTAACTTCTGCAATACTATTGTCAACGTATATTTTATTTGTAGCATCACCGTTAAGAGTGGGTAAATTCACATTTAAGACTTTATAGCCGTTTATATCAAGATCCCCTATAGGGTCAGTAAATTGATTGAGCGGTATTGTTTTTACATAGGTATCTAGATCTGTAATATTACTAGCTACCCATGTATGCGAATCTATATATTCTTTATTTACTGCATCTTTATTTTCTACAGGAGATGCTAAATTTGTAACGTTATACATATTCATATTAACGTTACCAGTCGGAGCTGCTAAATCGTTGATATGGTTAGCTTTTACCTGAGTATTAAAATCGGTTATTTGACTTGCTGTCCACGTGTGGCTATCTACATAATCTTTTGTGTTAACTGTTTGAATATCAACATATCCTTTACTTGCGCCATCTGAAAAATCTACAGGCTCAGCTACATTTATTATTTTTTTACTATTCAAATTTAAGTTGGTAACTGGCGGAGAAAACTGATCAAGCGTATATAAAGCTGGGTTAACTTTAGCATCAATGTAACCTTTAGTTGCAGCATCGGTGCTTAATATGGGTTCTCCAAGATTGATAATTCTAAAGTTATATAAACTAAAATCAGCAGCAATAACAAAATTAGAACTTAAATTTACTGGTTTTAAAAACTCAAAACTATCGTTATTATTGTTGTTAAATGTAAAAATACGAGTTGATTCGTAATGCGAATTTTCTCCGCTTGATATGTAATTTAATACACTTAAGTGGAATGTTCCTAAAGTGTCGGTAGGATTAGTTAAATGACCAATCCTAAAGCCTTTAAAATTCCCGTTCAAAAAATCAAACTTTGAGCTAACTGGAACACTAGCAATGTCAGTTGATACAACAACCCATTGCCCGCCGTCAAAATATTCTAATCTCATCGTTTTATTACCAACTTATAAATCAGTATTAAATCTGAAATAACCACGTTGAGGGCTTACTGGTCTTTGTGCTGTTGTGCCAACAGGAAGGCCAATAAATCCATTTCCTGAAATAACTGGATTATCCGCAAAAGCAATTATTGGATCTGTGACAGTCCCACTTACTGTTATTTGATTTACTGTGCCTAAAATACTATTAATTGAACCACCAGTACCCCCTGAACCATTTGCTGCTGCAACTATGCGCCCGTAAACGTCTACTGTGACGCTTGTATTGTTATAAGTACCAGCAACAACTCCAGATGGAGCAAGCGATACCGTCCCAGTGGTTGTAATAGTTCCACCAGCTAGGCCATTTCCCGCTGTAATACTTGTAATAGTTCCAGATCCTAGGGTTACCCAATTCGAGCCGTTATATAACTCTAGATTACCATTTGCCATAGTTTTTCAACTTATAATTATATAGAATAAGATTATACAACTATAAGTTGAAATCAAGTAAATTATATAATTTATTTGTTATAAAAGTTGTCGGAAAAATCTGAGGTTTACGCTTAGGAACCATTATACGAATTAAACAGGTATCCTAACGCAAGAGGATATAATTCGCATAATACAAATAAGAACCCTTATGACTGATATTAATGTATGAGGATTAATTCATGAAGGCATAGTTCATATAATACGCTAATGTGATTTATCGCACGTACCACGCCTGTAGGTTTATATGTTTTCGTTAAATCTAATCATCCCCTTTTGCGGTGAGGCAGGTCTATTTGTGATGTCTCCGACTGGGATTGTCATATACTGGCCAGTGAATTCGGGATTTGCGTTAAATGTAGTAGTTATCTCGCTTCCTATAATCCCGTTTGCTATAATACTACCAACTAGTTTTACTTCGTTTGAAGCAGGAATAAATCCAGCTACTAAATCAGTGTTGAATCTTACGTCTCCTTGTCTTGGAGCGGATGGTCTATCTATAGTTGCGCCAGTAGGAATGCGTACTCCGCCTTTACCACTTAAATAAACATCTGGTACAATGGATAAGGTTATACTAGAACTAATTTTACCCCCACCTGTTACATCTCCAATACCAGTAAATGATAAGTTATTTATAAGCCCAGTAAGTAAAGTTATATCTGCATTATGATCATCCTTACTTTCTTTTTCTGAAGCTAGGGCTGCAATTGATGCGGTATGTAAAACAAGTGTTGCGCCTATCCCCAGTAATGCTGTTGTGTGACCACCTACGGTTGTTGTAAGCACTCCAAGGGCTGCATCTAAAGCTGCTACATTTGTTTCGATTGTAGCTATATTAAGTTTGATAGGATCTATTATGGCCTCTAAGGATAATGGAGTTACATAATCATCAGTAAGAGGATTAGATCCTCCAAGAGCTATTGCTACAACACCAAGAGCATTTATTTTTAAAAGACCAGCCCCGAGTAGGTTTAATGCTTGCGCATTAGGAAGTGAATCATGGCTACTTTGTAGTATATATTTAGCATCATGAGGCGCTCTAAACACAAAAGATAAATTGTTTGCGGCATCTGTGCTAAGTACTTGACCATCTTCTCCTCTTGCTGCTGGTAGAGTCCAGTATAGCTGTTCATCTGTATACTCTGGAGCTTTGAAGCCCACGTGATATGTCCACCTTGGGTGATTAGGGATTGGAGGATGAAGGGCGTCAGCCATAGTATAATCAAACAAAGTAATCTTTCTGCTTTGAAGCTCGGTACCACTTGAGATTAGGTTACTCGCTGCAATAAAGCCACCAGCTTGAATATTTTCGCAGTTCAGGCTCCATACTTTTTGTAAGCTGGTATAGGGAATTAAATCTCCGTTTTCTGCCGGCATTTCCATATTTTCAGCAAGGATATTAGTACTTTGCAGAACATTTCCATCACCCCAGTAAGCAAGCTTATTGGGTGATGGATTAAGCGCTGTAACATTGCCGTAATCCTCGCCTAGAACTGCGGTTTGTAGTGTTTTACCAGTTTTTTTTAAGATCCCGTCAGTTAAGTTTATTAGAAATTGCGATTTAGGCCATGCAGTTTGTACTAAAGCATCGCCTAAAATAAACTCCCCACCTAAGAATCTAGCGTTAATTAATAATATATCAGCAATAGCTTCACTTAAGGCACTTGATTCTTCTGGCCTGCCTGATATTGTACCTCTCCAAATCTTGCCAGCAGGAAGCGAGAGATCTTCTATAATAGCTACACCCAAGTCAGGTAAATTATCGATTGTAATTATTGCTTTTTCTTCTGGTCTGTTGTTTGCGTCACCTATCCATAAGTTTTGTTTTGTTAAGGCAGGTAGATTATTTAAAGCGATTGTAGTTTGTTCGATAGGTTTATTATTTATATCTCCAATCCAAAGTTTTTGATTTGTCAAATTCTTTAAATTTCCCACATTCTGCTCGAATAAATCAAAGTCACGTCTGATATTTAATAAATCAAGTCTCACGTCTATTAAAATTGGAGATGGAAATGCAAAATTATCATCACCTCCAACGAGGATGTAATCCTTTTCGCAAGGTATCCAGAATTTAGTCCAGCAGTCGTTAGTAAGGCCGCCAAGCAAACAATATAAAGTCTGATCTTCTGCAACAAAAGCAAACATACTTAAGCTACGTCTATCAGCAGAAATATTATTACGATCTTCAAGGGTGGGGACGCTATGCACCCCCCCTTTGCCAAAGTTATCGATATGTGTTGGATATGTATCTGTAAGTCCAGTAGGTCTTATAAAGCTACTAACTTTTACCCCTTTCATGCGGTTAAGTGTCCCAAAAAGTTGTTTATGTTGCTGCTATCCTCAACGAATGTATCGTTTACAACCGACGCCATGTAACTTAAAAAACTAACATCGCTATTGTCTAGTTCTGTGTTCAAAGTAGGGTCAAGTCTTGGTTGGAACCTATAGTAATACAAAGGCTCTAAAGTTCTCTTAGATCTTAACTTAAGATTATAATCTACCGACTCTTGACCACCAGTAGAAGCTATATCAAATAAAGCAAATATATCTTTTATAGCATTATCGCTACTTGCTAAACTACTATCTGTTCCGTGAAACCCAATCTCACCTATACCAGTCCCGAGTGATAATATACAAAACCTATTAGCACGAGGTTTTATAGATCTACCAAGACTTAAAGCAAGTTCTGCTGGATTGTTCTGATAAATACCCCCATCCATGTAATCGTGCGTATTAAAAGTATGTTTTGGCAAATATACTGGTGCTGCGGACGTTGCTCTTGCAACGTTTACAATAAGTTCACTAGAACCTGTAAACATCGAATCGGCATCATTAGAAAATAACACGTATTTGCTTCTATCTTTTTCATAAGCTGGAATTAATACTTTTGTTTTTAAGTCTTGAAGCGTGTTTGCACCGAATGAATCAATTAAAGTCTGCTGTAAGATATTGCTTCCATAATTACTATTACCGCTATCTACTGGACAAGAGGATTGATAAAATGGATCATTCAAAATTAGCATTGCTATTTTCTGGGCAAGAAATGGTCTCAATGAATCAGAATCGGCATTACAACCGATTGGAATTGTTCTTATCGTGAATATTCTTTTTGCTTTTTCTATGAAAAAATTCTCAACTGTATCAGGGCTATACCCAAAAGCGTACGATAAAGCTTGAATACCGCCTATCGATGAACCTGCAATAACATCAAAATACTTCCATAACTCAGTTGGATTAATACCCCACTGCTGGATAAATTTCTGTAAAAATTTGAGAGAAAGATACCCTCGCACTCCGCCTCCGTCTAAAGATAAAACTCTTATAGTATTTGCATCCATTACTTAACCATCATTATAAAATCATCATGTATTTCGTTTAACGTGCGGTAGCAGTTATAAATGATAGGAATCCCATATTCGTTAAATACTTCAAGCTTTTTGACATCATCCATTATTACTACTATGTCACTTGCAACATCATAAAATACATAGTTTTCACCAAGAATTTCAGGATAACAAAACCATTTATAACCACCCCCGAGAAGAAGATAAGAGCCTTTAATGTCTGTTTTTAACTCAGACACCCGCAGACTTGGTATCATGACTTCATTAATATCATCTGCAAATTCGCCGTAATAAATTCGGAAAAAATAATTAACACTAAAGTATTGATTAAAACTGGTGCCTGTTGTGTCAAAGGCCGTGATTTCAAAGTTTATGGAACCTGTTGTAAGTTTAGTTTGACTTGCGATGGTAATGCTAACAGGAGAAGAGTTGGGTAATTCCTTGAGTAAAAGAGTGCCTTGATTGTATATTGCTATTGTATTTTTTTTAAGCAGTAGCGCATTATCTATATTGAAATTTGCTAAATAATCGCCTGCTAAAATAGGGTATCCAATTTCTACCTCCGTTTGTAAACCCTCAATAACAAAACTAGTAAAACTTGGTAGATCACAACCATAAAGTAACCTAGTCCATAGCACTTTCTGATCCACGTTCTGAAATCTTGTGCCTATTTTTAAACCTCCTACTTTAAAGGGGGTCGGCGCTTCGTTCGTATATGCAAATGGAGACATACCGCCCCCTTGCTTTCTAATGATGCGACCTAGGTCATATCTCTTGTCAGTTGTGATAATGATGAGATGTCCGCGTTGATCGATGTATATATTTTCTATTATAGTACCGTCTTTTCCATCTTCTCCCTTAGGACCTACAATCGATAGTCCATCCTCACCTTTTGGACCAATATCTCCTTTTTTTCCTTTTGGGCCTATAATCGATAGTCCATCTTTTCCATCTTCTCCTTTTTCACCTTTTTCTCCTACGATTGATAACCCATCTTTTCCTTTTTCTCCCGCGTCACCTTTCTCACCTTTCTCACCCTTTTTACCTACGTCACCTTTTTCTCCTTTTTCACCGATAATCGATAGTCCATCTTCTCCTTTTTCACCTTTTTCTCCTTGTGGGATTTCGAATTTGATTTCTTTATTACTTCTATACTTAATTAGTAGGGTATTTGCATTTTTATCGATCGAGGTAATGTAATCCGCGCTTTCTCTTTCCTTTAAAATAGAATAATTTAAAGCAAGTAGCATGTTTTCATTTTCTATGTGCATACTTAGAAACTTTCTAGTATTTTTTCATATAACTTCTCTTTAACCTTTTCACCATCACTTCTAGTGTCTTTTAGATCTGCGTTTGCTTCCATTTCTTCTATTTTTTCTTTTTCTTGCGCCCACGCATCAATATCTTTTTCCTCAAAAATAGGATCTGTCGTCCATTCACCCGCTGGGAATCTAGCTTTTATTAAAGTAATAGGATCTATAGCGCCATTTTGCATGTATATAGCATCAGCTTGAGCGGCTAATAATCTTATTTTTGCCCTTTCTTCTTCTCCAGTAACTTTTAGCGCTGGAAATTGCCATTCAAAAGTACTAGGGCGCGCTCCTTTCCAAAGCTTCTGAGCTTCTAGCATTTCGGTGATCCACGTAATTGCTGGTTCTATCTGGTCTCTTCTGTAACTATCGACAATTCCGTTCCAGTTAGCTGCATCGTGTTCTCCAGTGGCATTTAGCCCACTAGGAGCCCTTCCTGTTAATTTTGTTATAGGTATACCAGTTGCTCCAGAAACAGCTTCTACGAACCTATCTAATAGCTCAGGGAGGCCGCTAACTGAACTTGAATGCTTGCTATAATTTTCGTTTTCTGAATCTAGAAAAATAGTGTTTGCAACCGACCTAGTCATGTCAATAATTGTAGAACGCTTCATAACAAGATCATCATTTCCTTGCCTCAACATATCCGCAAGGCCATCGATCCCTAGGATAATTTGAATAAAATCTTGCACTATTTCACTGCAAGCGTTCATACTTGTCCCATAGTTCTTTATAGCTTCATATACCGACTGAAGTATTGATCCATCCCATCCTTGGTTTTTTACTTTCTCATGAACAGGAATTCTTTCTCCTTGAAACAAATGGCATCTAGATCTGTGAACACGAAAAGGAAGGGTATTTTGCTGCTGGATTGTATAGTATTCTGGCTCTCCGTAATGTTCATCGTAATAGTCTATAGACAGGTCGTCCTGAGTCCATGAAACTTGATGTCTATCAAATACACGAAAACTTACTACTTTCTTTATTTTTTCTATATTTAGTTTTTTGTCTAAGTCTAACCCATCGTCAACAAAAGCAATCAGCAAAGCCCCACCGTAAAGTCTCGCCCAAGTAGCTACTTCAATTAATTTTTGCTTTGCTTTAAGGCGTGATAGTTCTTTTAACAATAAGGGATCTGCGTCAATGAAACTGCGAAAAGCATCGTCTATCAGGATGTTTACAACCCTGCGGCCTAAACTATCAGATAAATATATATTGGTTAAAGTATCTTTTTCTAGCCGTTGTGAATATATGTACCTTGTGGCTCCGCTCCTACTTCTTCCAATATTTCCCAGATTTGTTCCAAGATTATCCCAGCCATCAGCTCTTATATTTTTCTTTGTTCCAACTACTAAGGTGTTAATCTTACTGAAAAATGTTTTTATCATGCAATTTACAGTTGAATTAAAATCCAACATAACATGTTTTTTAAAGAGGCGCAATTATAGGTTGTGTTATCCACAAAAAAATCAACTTTTAGTGTGGATTACATGGATAACAGTATTTCGTCGGAAAAATCTGAGGTTTACGCTTAGACCCCTTATGCGTGTTCAGCAGTTGCATTGTATGCAGCGGCTAGTTCAATACCAAGATGATCTTGAGGCGGATTGTTTAGAGGTATATTAACATCTTCTTCCTGATGGTTTACTTGAAAACAATGTTCCTTACAGTAGTTATAACTTTTAACTAAAAATTCTTTAGCAACGCAAAAAACAAATACCGTTACTTCAATACTCGCTAATATAAAGAACATGAGCATTACTCCTTCAAAAAATCTTTCCACGTAATAACGCATTGTACTTACTTAACTTATTTGAGCAAAATATAACTTAGATGTGGGGAGAGATCAAGAATAAGGAAGATTTATTTATTTGCTATGTTTTAATTCTTTATCATTATAAAAAATATACAGGTGTGCTAGCACACGTAGTCGTGAAAGTCTTATTGTATATGATCTTTAGGGATTTTTTGGTTTTTTCACATACAAAGACTTATGGTAGAAATAGATCTATGTTTTGTACGAACCGTATTTATACTTTCAGTATTTTAAGTATTTTCGGCAGTCTGAGAGGCGCAGATTTAGAGGGTGGTGGGGTGTGAAAAAAGAGTTTTTTCGTCCTAAAAAAGAGTTTTTTCGTCCTAAAAAAGAGTTTTTTCGTCCTAAAAAAGAGTTTTTTCGTGTAAAAGAGGTTGCACATGCATCTTTTTTTTCTTACAGTAAAAGAAAAACAATTTTTTATGAAGTCGATAGGGGATATAATATTAAACTCAAAATTACCAACAAAAGAAAAGGAAGCCGATACTCAGAATAAAGCCATTAAAACAAAGAAGAAAAAGAAGGGGGTAAGCTCCCCGCCTTCTAACCTCATTGTTTTTCAACATAATAATTTGATAGAAGCTAACTACAAACTAACTCTTCAGGAAAAAAGAATCATAATGTGGCTAATATCACAAATTAAACCCACTGACGAAGATTTTAAAAAGCACACCATTAGCACAAAGGATTTTTGTGATTTAATTGGAATAGAAACAGATTACTCATACATTCACAAGACAATAGAAAAACTCATGGAAAAAGTAATGAGTATAAAAAAGTTAGATACGAATAGCGTAATGATGGTGCATTGGGTTGGTTATGCAGAATATTGGATCAATGAAGGTAAAATAGAGATGAGTTGTCATCCAGAAATGACGCCTTTTTTACTTGAGTTAAAAAGTAAATTCACTGCTATTTCGTTATCGGACTTAATGAAGTTTAATAGTATCTATGCTGTACGTGTATATGAGCTTTTAAAACAGTATGAAACCATTGGAGAGAGGATTATTGAATTAACATCTATGAGAAAGATGCTTGGTATAGAGAATAAACTCAAGCAGTATAAAGAATTTAAAGAAACTGTTCTTTTAATGGCACAACGAGAGATCAATGTTAAATCAGATATTGAAATTAAATTCGAGGAAATCAAAACAGGACGCAAAATTACTAAAATTAAATTTATTATTAAAAAAAATCTTAGAAATCAAATTACTGAAGATGTAGAGTCTGTAGAAATCAAAAGACCCCCTCCAGTCTTCTTTACACTAGAAGAGTTCGGAATAAGTAAAAAAATAATACATGGAATAATCAAAAATAATAAAGAACAAGATATACTAAATGCAGTCAAAGCTGTTGAAATCCAATTAGCAAAAGGTGGGGTTAAAAACCCTATAGCCATGCTGCTTACTGCAATAAAAGAACGATGGCATCCAGATATATATAAGGCAAAGTAATATATTTATTTCCTCAATAATTTCTTTATTACATTATGCAACACCCCACTTTAAAGAAAAAATAATCTACAAATTTATTAACTATAAGTTTTATTCGCCTATATAATAAGCAACCTTTAGTTGGTTTTTTACTCCTTGAGTGGTATATTTGAGTGGTAATTAGCTAGGTTGAGTGGTAATGAAAAAAGATTATTTATTAAGAAAATTACTAGCAGGAACGTCTTCATTAGTTATGACACTAGGCAGCCTTACAAGCTTAGCCGTTGATTCTATTAGCCAAAATAACCCCTCTCTTTTGTCTCAAAATGCCGATTGGGACACGCCCGTGATTAACAATAATAATATTATTATTGGCGGTGCGCACCAAGTGATATTCGACAGAGACGTAATAATTCGTGATATAGACACGCAAGGTAACTTAGGCAGCATAAATATAGAAAATCGTAATATCCCGCAAAATGAAGCGCAGCTACTGATAACTATAAGCAATGTCATTGATAGCACGAACTCAACTAGAATAAGTATTAACCTTCCAAGAAGAAACTTATTCTTTAACACGCTAAATAAGCAGTCTGCTATTTTAAGCATTGTCGGCAATGACCTTGCTGCGTTAAGTAAGATTGATCTTGGAGGCAATAGAGAAAACACTATAAGATTCAATAGCAATGTTATTTTTGCTGGAAAGATAACCGCTCCAGCTAATACCAATAACGGGATAATCGAAATAAATGCTAATGTAACTTTTAGAGGAAATGTAGGGGACGCAAACAGCGGTTCTGAAAAAATCATAATAAACGCAGGGCATTCCTTATCTTTGAAAGGAAAAATTTACAACACGAAGGAGTATATACTGCAAGATGCTAGCGTGCTTACTGTTGATACTGCGAATATTTCGGTTGTACGGAGCAGTATTAACAATGCGGGTACAATAACGTTAAAAGGAATAGGTTCTTACGTTCAACTTGGTGAAGTTGATAAAAGACTTAAAG